ACAGTAAAAAGCTTATATTATAAGGGTTTTATTGTGTAAAAGAGGGTAAAAACACTAATAAATGCATTATTCCTAAGGATATATGTTCCACATGGAACATTTAGACCTATATGCTCTCTCTATAAAGGTTTCTGATAAGATTAACAATAGAACCCCGAAAAATATCTGTTACTATCTCTATCTAAGTATCTATAGCCATATTTATCATAAATTTAGTATATCTATATACCCCCAATTTTGTCATAGATTCTGTCAGACTATTTGTAATAGAATTCGGGGGCATATTAGGTCATCCTATTCAGTAAGGGTATACATGAAGCTATCTGTACAAATTACAATGAGGATTCACCCCAGAATATTAGTTGTATAAAGTATCCCCATAAAGGTATTGGTTTACCTAAAACTTTAGGTAAACCTTTACCTCTTTTTTTATATGTACTCCATGTAACATTACACTCCTGTAAACTTACATGGGAGTTTTACCTAAATCATTAGCTAAAGATTTAGGTGAGCGATTATAACTTTATTGTATTTCTTTTAAACAAGGTTGGAAGTTAGGTATTAGGCTGATACGCTGGTTGGGTAATTCGTAAAGGAATTATTAAATCAGTAAAATATTGGATAAATCAACTAACAAAGGAATAGGTAAAACAATGGCACAAGAAATGCAAATTGATATTATTAATGAAGAGGATATGGAATTTGTTAAAAGAGGGCGTAAGTCTAATCTTAGCGAATTGTTTGTCCAAAATGTCCAAAAATTGGTTAAGGATAACAATGCTATTCAAACAAAGAAATTCCTCATTCTTAAGGAATTGGCAATTCCTTCGGATTTGAAGAACGATAAGGATATCAAAAACTATAAAGCAAAGACTTCGGCTATGCTTCGTGGTTTGGGTAGCCGTTTGGGTTACAAAATTGAAATCCGTTGGCATAAAGAAACAATTCCTGCAATTCGTTTCTCATTGAAGAAATAATTAAATAGCCTTTACGAATTAAGAATAAGAATAGGGTTAGGGTAAAACCTAGCCCTATTTTTTTGTTCAAAAATAAGGTTGGGATAAAGGTGAACATAAAGATTAAAAATAGAAATAGTATCAACATAAAGATTGGAAATAGGATTTAGATTTAGATACTCAATTAGATAAAGAAGCGGTGTAAGATTACTCGGGTGTAATATTACATAAGTGTAATATTACACCCGTCCGCTAGCTTACAGGCGTGTAAGTTTGCAGCCGTGTAAGTTTTGAAACAGACGCAAAAAAGAGACCCCCTTTCGGGGGTCTCTCTAACTTACGGGGGTGTAAGTTTTAGGCTGACTTTTTGACAACCTGTGGTGTGCCGTCACCTGACCAACGGATCACGATTGCAACCTTTGCCTGCTTTGACGCTTGGCGAATTGTTGCCGAGATGCGAGCCTTTTCGGTTTTCGCATTTGCCAACTTTAGGTCAACTTTCATCCCTGTAAGTTTGCAAGCCTGACCCTTTTTGAGTTGGGTCAATGCTTTGACCAACTCTGGCGAGACATTGGACTTGCGCCCGCGAGGGACAAACTCCATATCTCCTTCATCAATGAACTCAAACATAGTTTGCCTTTCGTGTAACTTTACTGTCAGACGGGATTGCCTGACAACAACCAATCTACTCGCATTTGCATTAGATCGGGCAACTCATAAAGACATAAAAGCCTTATGGGATAAGGCTTTGGTGAATAGTTTGGTGATATATCTCAGTTTTGATAACTTACACGCCCATTTTGAAAACTTACACAGAGGGTCTCATAAAGACTTACTGTGTAAACTTACACTAAACATTTGGATTGGCTGTGTAATCTTACAGCGGGTGTAAGTTAACCAGAGACTTAACTTACACCCGTCCGTAAGCTTACAGCTGTGTAAACTTACACAAAGGTAACAATGGGTAAGCCCGTGATCGGGGGGGATCACGGGCTTCCCTAACTTACTCGCCTGTAAGCCGACCAAGAACTTACAGGCGTGTAGGCTAAGCCTTTTTGATTACTTGAGGCGTACCGTCTGCCGACCAACGGATTACGACTGGTGTACCTGCTTGCTTGCTTGCCTGTCGGATCGTTGCGCTAATTCGTGCCTTTTCAGTTTTGGCATTTGCTTTCTTGATGTCTACCTTCATGCCAGTCAATTTGCAAGCCTTGCCTTTTGGCATTGTCTTGATCGCATTGACTAGTTCGGGTGAGACATTTGACTTACGACCACGGGGAACGAATTCCATATCGCCTTCGTCAATAAACTCAAATTGTGCCATTGGATTGCCTTTCGTTATATCAAGACGGTGTTGCCTTGATAAGAGAAACATTATCGTAGTGCAAATATAAATACAAGGTAATCAAACTGTAACAATGCGCTAGAACCCATAGCCCATATGAGATATATCACCGTAATTGTTACAATGTGATGACATTTGCCTTACTCGTTGGTAACTTGACCAAATTAGATAACTTACACGAAAGGCTTCCAAACTTACACTTGCGTTACTTTTGGGGCTACATAAAGTACACACCTGTAAAGTTACACATATGTATTAAACATAAAGGTTTGTTTGTGTAATATTACACAGGTGTAAGGTTCGCAAAGAAGCAACCTTACACCTGCCTGCAAGATTACAGCTGTGTAAGTTTAGTGAGGCAAAAAGAAACCCCCCGAAGGGGGTTTCTAAACTTACCTACCTGTAGGCTTTGTAGACCAAGTTTTTTGGCTTGATGGTTTTGGGATCTACCCAAACGGTATCATCACGACCAATTTCTGTAAGTTGCGCATTGGCGATCCAAAGGTTCGTGCCCAAACTTTCACCCGTGTGCTTTTTGATAAAATCGCACAACATAGAGATCGCCTTCGTGCTTGTAAACTTACCTGGACCATCAAAATCAATAGCGCAAATCTCAACAAAGAACGGATCGCCTAAAAAATCCGTACTGCAACCACGACTATCGCACAAAAGAAACTGAACTGAATATAGATCCATAACTTACACAACCTTCCCAATAAGGTAAGCAAATGCTTACGGATATAAGTATAGCGGGATCACCAATTAGATCAGGTATTGAGAAAGGCCTTATAAAATAAGGGTTTTATCCTAAACTTACATTGGTAATCAGATCAGATAAAGATCGGCTGTGTAAACTTACACGCATACACTAAACATAAAGATATAATCATGTAATCTTACATGGGCGTAACCTTTATGCAGAGCAAAGGTTACGCCCACCCGTAACTTTACATGCGTGTAAGTTAAGGGTGACAAAGAAAAGCCCGTGCGGAGGGCGCACGGGCTAATCTTACTGCTGTGTAACTTTACTCTCCACGCTTTCTGAACTTTGTTGTGATCAAAGTAATCACGACAATCGTGGAGCAAATAACCATTATGAATTGCAAATCAATATTCAAGGTCATATCCATATTTTTCTCCTTTCCGTGTAAGTTTGCGGTTGTGTAACTTTAGTCAGCAAGAATATCTTCGGGTAGTTCATCTGTAATGTCACGCTCATCTGCGTCTGCCTCATCATCGTCTATGTTCTGAGCAAAAATTACACTCATGTCAGTATCGTCATCTTCTGCCTTATCGTTTTTGATAGAGCGTAACAACTTACCTAGTTCCTCTATGTTTTTGGCTTGGTATAGAAAACTATCGCACCATTCCTCAGTGCCATTCTCAAACTGCCAAGATACCTCGTATGTGTTCATGTAAGTTTACTTCCCTTCTGTTTCGCCTAGTATTTGTGAATATGAATGTTCGCTATCTTCAATTTGTGTTGTTGTGTTTAGAACACCACAAAACTTACAGGTTGCGTGGATTTGGGTTAGTGTGTACCCATTCTGTACCTCTAGTGAATGTGTGCCAATGAAAATATATTCATGAGGCAAGTTGTCTCGGTAATTTATTCGGTTTCTAATCTTACAGGTTAGGTAGGACATGGTGTAAGTTTTGCCTTTCGTTTAGGTGCGACTTGTTTCGCTACGCTCAACCCTACCCGATGCCTGACCCAATTGCAAGCATTAGATTTCGGGCTAATTTGACCCTATTTCAGACCCTGTGTAAGTTATCCCCTGAATAGATTGTCATAAACTTACATGTCTGTTAACTTACATAGAAAATATACACTCAACATAAAGGTTAGTGCCAGTAAACTTACATGGGTGTAAGTCTGTTGGCGGAGCCGACTTACACCCACCGAGCTGTGTAAGTTTACGACTGTGTAAGTTTTCAACCGTGTAATCTTGGGAATGCAAAATTACACGGGGAGGGGGTTCCCCGTGTAACTTTACTGCTGTGTGATTTTACTCCTCCTCTGGGTCTATCCAATAAGTTTTGGTGGTCTTGATGATCAAAACTGACAGGGCTGTAAGTGTGGTCAGGTAGACAATGGCACTAAAAACGGTATCCATTATTCACCCCCGATCTGGTCAATAATTCCGTCTAGTTGTAGTTCTGTAAGTGAAAAAGTCACTTTGTCTTTACCGATCTCAAATGTCATATGAAACATACCTAATTTGTGATCTTTGTCAATTTTTACCTCTACATGACGCTCGGTCAAAAACGCAAACACTTGGATAGTAGACATAACTTGCCTTTCAGTGATCGGCTGGCTTATTCCCTTGCCCGATAAGTAAACAATATCCCAACGCTAAGACCAATGCAAATACCCTAAATAAATAAAACCCTTATGATATAAGGCTTTACTGGGGGGTAACAAACTTTCTTGTGTAAGTTTGGGAGTATGAACAAGAATTGGATAACTTACACGGGGCGGGGTAATCGGAGATTTATGTGTAAGTTTGGTCATCATAAACTTACATCCCTGGAAACTTACACAGATGTAATTTGATTAGACTTTTACACACTCAACATAAACTTACATGCCTGTAAACTTACATGGGTGTGATGTTATGAGCGGAGCACATCACACCCACGAAATGGTGTAAGTTTAGGCTCCCATAAAGTCTGTTCCTCTAAACTTACACGCATGTAAGAGGCTCCTAATGCGTCTGGTGACAAGTCTACCAGCCTGCCCGTGTAAGTTTGGGGCGATTATGGTACACGGTATAAGTGAGAATAATTCTCATTTATTGGCTCAAACAAATGCGCACATTTGGGTCATTTGTCGTGTATGCTTACATCGTGAGCAATAACGCTCACTTAACTGAAAGGCTCACCATGTCCACAATTCCAAAGGCGAAGGCTAAGGCGATCATTGCAAAGATCGCCAAAGCAAATGCGAAGGCTGGCAAACTTCGTGTGAAGCAAGTATTTGATCACTCTGTATTTGCTGAGCAAATGTATAAGGCGCAAGCATCACCAAAGTTGTCAAGCAATTTGAGCGCACGGGCTCACGCTGTCAAGTTTGGCGTAGTTGTTGATCAACGCAAAGTTTGTGCGAAGGCTGTCACGCTCAATGACAAAGGCGTGATGCGTCCAGAGTTGGCAGTGTTGGCAATCATGCAAACTTTGCAAAAGTTTGACAAGTCGCTTGTCAATGTAGGTTATGTGCGCCTATGCGTGAACGGTACGCCAGAAGCAAGCGACATCACAAATGATGACGCTTACAAAGTTGTACTGTACCGCAAGTAGTACAGCAAGTAAGTAAGAGAGAGCGAGGCAGAAATGCCTCGCTCTTTTTTTATATTTTTTATGTGTCTCATAAAGGGTACACGCCTAAACTTACACGACTTAGAATTACATTGTGTACCGATAAAGGTACATGCATCTAAACTTACACACATGTACTAAAAATGGTACATGTACCATAAATGCCCCTGCGGGTGTAAGCGAGGGAAACGATGCTGCCTACACCCGTCCGCCAAAACTTACACGGATGACAGTTTAGAAGCTGTGTAAGTTTAGACTTAGATAAAGGCTGGTATAAACATTCATTAAATGTTGAAGAGGCGGGCTTGGTTACACCTTCCTGTAAGTTTGGGGATATTCATAGAGAGAAAAAAGCCCCCGATTTCTCGGGGGACTTTTCTCGGATACCAACCGATCTAGTCGTTTTGTGGGATATTCCATACCCCGATCCACTGTCGGGCAATTGTTCGGGCTTGGTAGTCATTTCCACAAGGTATGTCGTAGATGTGACTGTCGCTACTGTCACCCGTTGGACTGGCTACCCAGACCCTCACGACTGAGTGAGTGTCAAAATTTATTACCTCTATATGACTTGGGCAACCTTTCATAGTCACCCGTTCTCTGATCCGTTCTGTATGCATTTTGTTTTTCCTTTTCTGTTGTTTTGTTGTGTAAAGAGTATGCGTGAAATTTTCGGTAAAGGTAGGGCTACACCCTGCCGAGCCCCCGTTGGGGGGTGGTTGCCCACCCCCCGTTGGGATTACTTGGCGATCCTGTAGCAATACACCTTGTCCATATCGGGGTGGGTTGGGTTGCTATCGGCTACCGACTTATCTAGTACCCTGATATATCCGATTTTCTTGGTAGTAGTGTTGCCCTTTACACTTGCCAGTACCTGCAATTTTGCCCGTACCGTATTTTCAGGGCGATCCCCAACCTTGTTAGCAATGTCGGCAACCGACACCATAAGCACTGACTTAGGGTTGGCTACACACCACGCCCTACGGGTTGCCCCGTTGGTACGGGTTGCGATCCGTAGGTCTGTCGGAATGATCGCCCCCGAGGTTGCGATTTTCTCAAGACTTGCCCACCACGCCTGAATTTTTGGCGTGATTTGGATCGGCTTGGACTGATTTTTGGCAGATGCCAAATTGGATTTTTTGACTGTCTCTAGCGTTTTCACTGGTATCCCCTAACGATTGACCCCCGAGGGGGTGTAGGGCGTTTTGCCCTACCCCCTAAGCATACCTCACGGGCTAGGGGATACAACTACCCCCCAAGCACCCCCGATCACGGCAAACCCTTATGGAATAAGGGTTTTAGATTGGCCGAAAATAAATATTCGCTACCCGTTGGTAACTTGGCATAATGCGACATTGACCCCCCCGAACATAGGTTCGCCCACACGCAAATATGCATGCATAACACATCTTTTTTATGTACTCAATTTTGTAAAAAAACGAGTTTGGGCGGTGTTCGGGCGTTGGCTGGTTTAAAGTTCGGGAGGAAGGCTGGAATCGGGGTTACAATAGAAAAGAGACCGCTGGGTGAGAGCGGTCTCTTTTCCTCTTGGATGTTAACTATAACGGTCCTAAGATAGCGAAACTCATACTGCCGTGTTTGCGGGAACAAACAGGATCGGCAGCACCACGAGTGCGCTTAAGTATTATATCATACAGGATATATAATATTAGAATTATTTAGAGTTACGGTAGAAGCCATGTCCGTTGAATTGGATTCCTGGCGGGGAGTATGATTGTTTTAGCTCTGCGTTGCACTCGGGGCAATATTTTTGTTTCTGGTCTTCCAGAATAGATCTAAACTCTTCATGTATATGTCCGTTAGAGCAGCGATAGTTGTACTGTGGCATGTTCCCATTATAGCGTAAGAATGATATACTTCCTATCATGAAAGTTTGGATTGATCAAGACTTATGTACTGGAGATGGATTGTGCGCAGAGATAGCTCCCGATGTGTTTACGATGATGCCCGATGGTTTAGCGTATGTGCGAGAAGGAGACAAAATTTTTGCCTCCTCTGTGGGAAACCCCGAAGGCGCAGCTGGTTTAGCATCTTTCGCTGATGATCGGTTGGAAGATGTGATTGAAGCCGCCGAGGATTGCCCTGGTGAATGCATTTTTATTGAACCTTAAACCCACAAACAAACTTTGTTAGTACTTTCCGCGCCACCCATGATATAATATAAGGATGTACGAATACCGTGTAAAGAAAGTCCTTAAGATTGTTGATGGCGATACAATTGATGTGGACATTGATTTAGGCTTTGATATCTCTTATACGCAAAGAGTTAGGCTCGCTGGTATTGATACCCCCGAATCCCGCACCAAAGACCTAAAAGAAAAAGCTTTGGGCTTGGAAGTCAAAGACCGACTCAAGAAAGCCATTGATGCCGCCAAAGATGTCATTATCGTAACCGAAAAACCAGACAGCACCGAAAAGTACGGGCGTATCTTGGGCTGGGTGTATTTAGACAAATCTTCCAAGTCAATCAACGAACTCTTGATTGAAGAAGGCTATGCATGGGGATATATGGGCGAAACCAAAATTAAAGACTTTGATGCCCTCCTCGCCAAACGCAACAACAAGTAACTAGCGCCGAGCAAACTTTCTTATCGTTGAAACTTTCTTAGTACGATTTTTGCCACTAAAGCTAGCACACAGCCAACAAGTATGTACCGTGATATATTAGCAAGAAATATCAAAGTCAATTGGAACATCCACCAAATCCATAACGGATTCATTGAACTACCTTGAAGTCTATATTGATAACAATTCTAAAAGGGGAACGGACAGGATTTGATGCTGCATGGATGTTGCTTCCATCAAAGATGACAGCCCGACCAGGTTTCGGATATACGGTGTCTACAAGCTCATGTGCTTCGTTATAAAAGTAAGTAGGTCCATCTGAGCCATTTACATAATATAGAAGAACTTTATGATCTACTGGATCGCCATTATCATATTGTAAATCTATATGAGGAACCTGCGATTCATAATTCATCATTGGAGGATACGGGGAAGTAACATTCACCTTTGCCCGAAAAAGTTCTACCTTGCCGAACCTTTGAGATAGATTACTTACCAGACCGCCAACGGCTGGGAGATGCTTAGAAGCAACATCTGATTCTGACTCGTAGAGGTGATGTGACATTTGCATCGGTGCATGAGACCACTTCTCATCATTGTGATAAATATGACTGCGATAAAACCGATAAGTGATTTGCGGGTCGGTAAAGTAGTCATAAAGACGAACCTGCTCATCAGCAGAAATATAGTTATCAATAATTAACATGGCTGGCGAGGTAGGGTTTGAACCTACGACCCACGGATTAACAGTCCGTTGCTCTGCCAACTGAGCTACTCGCCAATGTATTATTTAATTAACAGTAAAGCAATTGTAAATGCATGGAGTGTGAAATACACTAAATGCGTAATCTTTTCTTCTTTAGACATTACTAACCCCCCCTTAGAATTATTCAGAGATGATGTCATAATCGTATCTATCATCATCTGATGTGATCCACTTATCCCCATCTTCTACATCCCAAACTTTTGTGTTAATTAATCTTTCAATGAGCCTATCATCTTTTTTGGTGGTATAAGAAGGATCCCATAGCCTAACCCTGTTATTTGGTTGAATGGCAAAGTTGCCATCTTTTCTGTTTATTACATGACCACACTTGTGCTGACCTGGATTAATTGAGTAACCAGTGTTTATAATATTTAAATCTGGCGTGTGCCAATCTAGTGTAAACATATACTTGCCATTAACTTTGTTTTTACGCCTGTCAAGATAAGTCATAGACATACCACGCATGTGTTCAAAAGTTGTCACTGTGATGTGAGAAGAAAAACTGTTCCACATGACTAAATCATGCAGATCAACTTCAGGGCTATCTAGGGACGAGCAAAAAGCATTTATAGGCGCTCTCCACCAGACACCACCATCTTCCATTAAAAAGTGAAACACTGGTGCTCTATCTGGTATTGAAGCTACCCCGAAAATTACACAAGGGAACTTCAAGTCATGACTATCAACTTGATTCCTCAAGAAGTTACCACGCACATAACATTCAATTGGTGGGATATTCGCATTTAATTCTGGCACTGTTATTTCTCCTGTTTACAAATTATCTAGAGCCCCCTCTCGGGATTGAACCGAGGACCACCTCATTACAAGTGAGGTGCTCTACCACTGAGCTAAAGGGGCATTATGTATATTCCACTGTACTAGACAGTGCATACTTAACAATACCATAATTAGGGCTGGCAATATCTGCGGATAACAAAGTATAGTCATGTAAAATATTATCTATCCTTCTTCTATTATCGGCTGAGTGATATTCAATTAAGAACACATCTGGCTTGATAGTCATATTTTCTAATATTTCAATTTCAGCACCCTCGGTATCAATCTTTACAATATCTGCTTTTGGAAGCAGATTTGCTGAAATTACAGAAACATCTTCACCATCTTCAATTTGCTCAAGCCCATGTTGAAAACTGCATTCACCAACATTGTGAGCACCATAATGCATTCTTCTAGTTTCTGTTTTTGACCCTATTGCAACATTTGATATTATAATATTATCCTTATCTTTTGTATTTTCTTTTAACAAATTAAAATTATTTTTAATTGGTTCATATGAATATATTTTTGAATTAGCCCAGCGCTCGTTAGCCCATAAAGAAAAACCACCGACATTACCACCAATGTCTAGGATTACTGGGTTTAATTTTTCATATGGAATATCATATTCACCATCAAATATTTTTTGAATATGCTTAATCATGTTGTCTGGAATTTGCATTTTCATAATTTTGTGCTCTCACTGGGACTTGAACCCAGAAACCTTTCGGTCAAGGGTTTTAAGCCCTCCGTGTTTGCCGATTTCACCATAAGAGCAGTCATCACTATTTTTTTCTTATTACTTTCTTTTTAGCAATTTTATTCACAACTCTTTCTTTTGGCATATCTGGTAAAGGCATCCACTTCCCCAACGATTCTGAGATGGCATCAATGATTCGTTCAATTTCATAATCTAAAACATTAACTGTTGTTTTTAAAATTGCTTTACCTTTTAGATCGTCATCTTCTACTTGTAAAATTTCTGAAACAACCTCTGATAGATGAGCCATGTGGCAATGAAGCAATTCATGGACAATGGTTGCACGGAAGTCCACTGCAGTATCTTTTCTGAAATCTTTATGCAGGTACATCTTTGCTAAATGTTGACCGTGGACAACTTCTGTTTCACCAAGAGCGTCTGGGCTAGATGGTTTAGTCTGCATAAGGATAGTCCAATGAGAAAGACCCATCATGTTTTTTAGCTTATTAACATAACGAACTACCCATGCATCCATAGGCATAGCAACTACATTAGCTTTCGTCATTGGAATCTCTTTCGCCTGGATACTTGCGCCAGTCAAGATCGCCTTCATTCCAGTAAGGAATTTCGCCAATCGCTTCTGCCATTTTACCGATAAGCTCGTCTTCTCTTGGAGAAAAAATGTCTAGGTCATACATCCAGCCAGCAGAGTAAACTTCTTCTGAGAAGTGCTCCATAACAATCGGGAGCGCTTGTTGAATGATATCTTTATATTTAAGATTTTCTGCACGGAGAGCATTCATTTTCTGCTCACGCATTTCTTCTCTGAACACCATATAAATGGTTTCATCATCGTAAAAGTAATTGTCACTCATTGTCATCCTTGTATTTGGTAACTATAGTATAACCTGTCAACGGACAGATTGTTTTATTTTGGATAGAATTAATTTCTTTACGAACAACAACTCTTTGAATCCATCTATCACTTCCATCATACTTTGCTTGGAAGGCAGTTCTTCCATGAACAGTGATGTTATTATCTAAAACTAGCAAGTCTCCAGCTTTCAAAAAAACTGTTTGAGTATTTCTTTCAATAGCTTTGGTAAAAACATTTAAAGCTATTTGAGCCTCTACTGTTATTCCAGTCATAACAGTTCTATCATATTTCATAATATATCTATTGTTAGCATCTCTACTAATTACTGGAACAGTGGTGAAGTAATCATCTTCACCATTTAATCTAAAACTAGCATCAATAGATGTTTTAAATAAATTTTTCTTTAAAACATCCACAACACTTACATGTATGTCTTTTAAGATATCTGATAGCAAAGCGTATGTTGTTCCTGCAACCTCATCACCACGCAAACACAAAAGTAATAAAAAATCTGGGAGGTAGGTATGGAACGCTGTTTCTGTATGTAACTCTAGATTTACTTTAGAAGAAGACGATATCTGTTGCTCTGCTTCTTTTTTAATTGGGAAAAGATTTTGAACAATCTGTCCTTGCTGTTCTTGAAGGTATCCAATTGGATACCCGAAGCCTTCAGCGTATTCTAGCAATAGTGAACTTGCTTTATCTGTATTGAAACTTTCAAACAAGTTTGATGGAGTAGGTGGGATGTCACCAATATCTAGATTTCTAAATAAGATCATATCCCACCCCAGCCATAATTAAAGACTTACTCGCTCTTCTTTTGGATTAAGAATTTCAAAATGTCCACGCTTTACTTTTTTAAAGTAACCACGATTGGCATTATAGAAATTATAAAATGTTGGGAGTGAGATCTCTACATCTGTTGCTAATTGCACAGGGGTAACAATCTTCCCGACATTTCCATTCAAGAAATTAACAATATTATCTTGCTTTGATTTTCTTCCAGTCATTTGTTTCACCATCCTTTCTTTAAAGTTAAACATATTTGTATACTGATCATATTCATTTTCTGAAACATTATAATATTTCATTGTCTTAACTGGAGACCAGTTTTTATAATGACCATAAATTACTGATGATGCTACACGATGGTGATCTGGCTTAACTAATGCAATTAACTTTTGATAAACTTTATTAAACTCAGGTGTCCGAGTAAAATCATTATCTTCGTCTTCTAACAGCTCTTCTGCCATAGCCCCTCTTTCCATAGGTGTTGAATAGATCTTACCATTTTTAGAAAAGAAAAACCTTTGTTTTTAGAAATTCTTTTGGGAATATGAAAAGGGCGCTCCCCATACTTATAATAACCTTTCGGAATATCATAAATCAGGGAACGCCCTTAAAATTATTTTTTAGCGGCTGGTGTTTTCTTTACAGTTTCATGTTGTTTAATATGGCTTTCAAGTTTACCGTCTACATTCTTGACATCCGAATGCAAACTTCTTAATAAATCAGCAACAATACCATGATCTGACTTATTTTCTTTTCTACCTGCTTGCACAAGCGCTGCTAAGACAACGCCTACGGCAGCAACCACCGCTACAGCAATAGCTTCCATGTAATTACTTAGCTAGCAAAAAGCTGGCGATGTCCTCAATGGACATATCAAACTTTCCAAACTCTTCTTCAAAAGAAGCAAGTGTCTCAACGAGATCACTTTTCTTGACTGTTTTTGGGTCAAGAGGGATTTCTTGTGCCGAAGCCTTGGAAGACGATGGTGTGCTTGCATTGTAGCTGCCAGAAGGGATTGAAGTCGTTGACTTCGTTTCTGGGTCTAATGGAACTTCTGTAATCATTCCCTTGATCAAGCTTGTTTGCGAATCATGCCATGAAGCGGCTTTGATGTGATCCTGCAATTGTGTTGCAGCACCCTTTGCCATATTCTCATGCCATGCTTTCATTGCATTATGCTCTTTAATCATTTTATTCATATTGTCTGAGTACTTCATGTAATTCTCCTTATATCAAAGATATACTTACTAGCATATCATAATTTTTATTAGTTACTACCGTATTCCATTTCTGAATCGTCTATTTGGACAACCCCATCTGGAATAACTGCAAATCTGCACATACCTTCGTCTTCAACTTTTTGAGCAATAATCTTACAAACGCCATTGCCCTCATAGAGAACACAGTTGGAGCATTTAACTCCAATATCTTTAACTTCATTTTCCTCTGCACTCTCATAACCAGCCCATATACCTGTTGCGTCTTCGTTGAACTTGCCATACAATTGCGCTATAAGCGTTAGTGCATCTGCAAGCGCTGCTTCTTCTTCTGCAAGGTCTTCGGCAATTTTATATATAGTAAAACTCTTATTCGTTGTTCTGTACCCACCACCTCTTTTTTTATACTCACGAACAAGCCATGCATTTGCATAGGCTGACGGGTAGACATCAAATTTAGCTTTTGCTTCTGCTTTGACTCTAGCATAGAGTTCTGGGTTTGTTGGGACATTTCTTGATTCTGCTTTTTCTGTTGAAACATTAATTGGCTTCTTGTCTTCTCTTTGCTGAGTAGATTCCGCAGTTCTTTTTCTTCTGACAGCTGAGGCTATTTGCTCGGGGGTCATTCTGGCTGCCCTGGCTGCAGGTACGCACTTAGGGTACTTACCAGAGCTTGCATCGGCTCTACCACATGGTTCAAATCCACCACCAGCTTTTGGTCTTGAAATATCAACCCATTTTTCTTTAAACCAATCTTTTAGAGATTTGATTGCGTATTCAACATCATGCTCTGACAGAGAGTCACTATCTTTCCCAATGTCACCAATTGCAAGAGCTTGAGCAAGAACTTTTTTCTTTGCTGCAGAAATTGAAGCATCATCTCCGCTTGTATAGGTGTAGCAAGAACCTTGCTCCCCCCATTTAAAACCTGGCTTTCCATCACTAGAACAAGATTGTATTGGCATAATCTATAATTTTATCACACTATTGATAAATGCTCACAACATCAGCCTGCTCCCAGCGTTGTACTGGGATTTCAACTCTCCAGAAATAATGGGCAGCATCTTCGGATGAATATACAATCCGAGCATATGCTTTCTTAGCCCCTTCGTCATAAACAGGACACTTACCAAACGAACAAAAGTAGAGAGCTTTATATTGGTATTTATCTTCTTGCCAGTGAATAGCATTGACAACAACCAAGTTTTTATTGCAATAAGGACAAGTTCTAATTGGATACGGAAAATCTTTAATTACTTGTCCGAGGATCATCTCTTTCATCTCCGTCATCATTGAATATTTTTTTTCTTAAAATATAATTGATTACTTCATCAATTTTATTTCTTGCTATTTCTACACCATCCATCAATGCGTTAAGTTCTTCAATAGACATTGGGTATTTGTCATCGGGAGACATTATAACAAAGGCTGGAACAAAACTGTTCTCAAAAGGGATAGCCTTAATAATAATCTGGAGAGACTCAATATCCTCTAAGTCTATGTCTGAGTTATAGCTCGTTATTCTCATCTATTCCTTCTATTGTTAGAGTTAGGTAGTTTAAGAGTTACTTTATTATTCTTTACTTCTTTGAGGGTTTCTTTGTTCTTGGTGTCAGGTGGTTTGATTAGTCTAATCCATTGGTATACCAGTATTGTTATAATGCTAGTATACAATGTTATATCTTTGTTTAATAGCTCATTAAATGAATACCTAAAGCCAAATGATGCTACCACAGTCCAGATAGCCCAAAACAAGAAATTTGTCATATGCAGAGCATATCAGAAATTTATATTTTTTTTTACTTTCACACACATTTTTTTATAAAAGATGGTATGCTTACGCATGCAAGGCGTACTAGCATACTAAGCATACTACATATACTTATAAACTATTTATACTTATATTCTTAGTATACTAAGCATACAGTTTTCAGATAAGAGGAAAAGTGATATGGTGGGTACATGAAAATAATTGCAATTGTTGAGTCTGATGACTATGGACCAGCTGCAATTATTGACCCCGATCATATTAGCGTAATGAAGTTTGATGACTTCTACCTAGCAGCAACAAGGTGTGTTTTTACTAACATGCCAATCAGTATAGAAATATCTGAAGAAACTGCTAATGATCTTATTAAAAAAGGTGTAAACTGTCTCTCTATGTCTTCTGATAAAACCGTGTTGGAAAATGAGAAAGAGTAACCTTTTAAATGAAAAAAATTAGTTGGTTTAGCCTTAATCATCAAGATATGTCTGGCGATACTTGGTACAGCCAAGGGTACTACAATGCTGCCATTTCAACCATTAAAGCTCTCCAGGCTAAAGAGTGCGCAGTGTTCTACACTCGTGAAGACATCCCTTTTCATGTCAGCTTCTGCCCTCCGACTTATTACCAGATGAAGTCTAAATATAATGTTGGGTATACACCGTGGGAGTCCACCAAGATTCCTCCACACTGGTTGAACAATATGCGTCAATGTGATGAGATCTGGGCTACTTCAGACTTTATTAAAGATGTCTATATTAAGAATAATGTTAACGCTAATGTGCTTACTATACCACATGGTATATCAGAAGATTTCACGATTTTAGAAAGAGAACTAACTGGAAGATTTAACTTCTTGCATGTTGGCGGAGATGCAAAAAGAAAAAATGCACAGATGGCTGTTGATGCCTTCCTAGATTTGTATGATGGTAATGATGATTTTAGATTAGTATTAAAATATAACAAGTTCTGTTTGGCAGAGGTATATCTAGATTCTAAACTTGTTCCAGCAACTTATCATCCTCAAATTATTTCTATACCAGAAAATTTTAGTACATCTGATCTTGTCGCTTTGTATCACAAATGTCACTGCATGATTTATCCGACAATGGGTGAGGGCTTTGGGATGATTCCATTTGAAGCAATTGCAACTGGCTTACCAACAATTGTTACAAATCTTACTGGCTGTGCAGATTTTGCAAAATATGGTATTCCACTTGAAGCATCTTTTATTAAAGCTGATTGGCAAGATCATTTGTATGATTGTGATACTGGTGAATGGGCGAGCCCTGATTACCAACAGCTTTTAGATTTAATGGAAAATGTTGTTAATGAATATGATGATTTTAAAAAGTATGCTTTAAAATCTGCAAAAATTTTGCATAGTGAGTGGTCTTGGGCTTCAGTCGCTGATAAGATTTTGACACGATTAGAATTTTACGAAAATTCTTTATCGTAGTCCTTAGTATTAATTTTTGACTTGGGTTGCCCCGTAGTCTAAACTGGATACTCTTATCTATTGGAGGTATTGATGTCTTTATTGTCACCTGAATTTATTGCTAGTTATGGAACCAAAACTCCCCCTTGGGGCTTTGGAGGTCTTGGAGAAGTTGTATTCCTTAGGACATATAGCCGTAAAATTGAAGGTACAAATCAAACTGAATCTTGGGTGCAAACCATTCAGCGAATCATAGAAGGCGCAGTGGATATTGGCGTTCCTTTTTCAAAGGAAGAGGCTGAATTACTTTTTGATCATATGTTCAACCTTAGGTGCGCAGTATCTGGCAGAGCCCTTTGGCAACTCGGCACACCTCTTGTAAAACAGTTTTCAGGTACTTCATTGAATAATTGTTTTTATACAAATATTGAAAAAATTGAAGATTTTGAAATGTTGTTTGATTATCTCATGCTTGGTGGTGGAGTCGGGTTTTCTGTAGAGAGATCAAAAATCCATGAATTACCTAAAGTTAAAGCTGTTACGTCAATTACGGCAGAGCGCACAAACGATGCAGACTTTATTGTTCCAGACTCAAGGCAGGGTTGGCGAGAACTGCTTCATAAAGTGCTTGAATCATATTTCAAGAATGGCAAATCTTTTACATACTCAACTATTCTAATTCGTGAATTCGGTACACCACTCAAGACTTTTGGTGGAACAGCCTCTGGCTCTGGAGCGCTTGTTGATGGCATTGCTGATATTTGCAAAGTGCTAGATAACCGTGTTGGCAAAAAACTTCGGTCTATTGATGTTCTTGATATTTGTAACATCATTGGTAGAATTGTAGTTTCTGGCTCATCACGCCGTTCTGCGCAAATTGCTATTGGTGATCCTGATGATATGTTGTTTTTGAAAGCAAAGAATTGGGGTTCTGGAAATATTCCTGCTTGGCGAGCCAACAGTAATAATAGTATTTATGCAGACGCTTATGATGAAATCCTTCCTGAACTCTGGAAGGGTTATGATGGTACAGGAGAACCATATGGTCTTGTCAACCGCAAACTTGCAAGAACTTATGGAAGACTTGGTGAGAAATCCCTAGATCCCTCTATTGAAGGATTCAATCCTTGCGCAGAGATTGCGCTTGCAGATGGTGAGTCGTGTAACCTTGCAACAATCTTTTTACCTAATGTTGAAAGTCTAGCCCAGTTGTTAGAAATTTCAAGACTGTTGTATTTGGTTCAAAAGCAAATTACGCAACTATCTTACCCATACGAAAAAACTACTAACATCGTTAGAAAGAACACTAGACTTGGGCAATCTATTACTGGTATTTTGCAATGTGATGAAAAGCAAATTGGCTGGTTGTCTGAAGCTTATGATTACCTAAAATCCTACGATCAGTCCTATAGCAAAGAAAGAGGCTGGAATCAATCAGTTAGATTGACCACTGTTCAACCTTCAGGAACTTTGTCATTGCTTCCAGGCGTAACTCCTGGTATTCACCCAGCTTTTGCCCCTTACTATATTCGCAGGGTGCGGTTCAGCTCTGTTGACCCATTAGTTGATGCCTGCCGAAAGAGAGGCTATAAAGTAACTTGGGATATGGGTTTGGATGGTCGTGAAGACCATACTCGCTATGTTGTTGAGTTCCCTTGCCAATCTCCAGAAAATTCAATTCTTGCTTCAAATATGACAGCTATTGAACAACTTGAATGGGTAAGGAAAATGCAAACTGTTTGGGCTGATAATGCTGTATCGGTAACTGTGTATTATAAAAAAGAAGAGCTTAGTTCTATAAAAGAATGGCTGTCTAAGAATTATGATTCATCGGTTAAGTCAGTATCTTTCCTGTTGCATGTTGATCATAACTTTGCACTTCCGCCATATGAAGAAATCAGTAAAGAGGAATATGAGAAAGCTCTCAACAAATTGGATTTTTCAACACCTATTCATCAAAACTCTACCGATCTGACCATTGAAATGGATGATTGTGCTACAGGAGCATGTCCAGTTAAGTAGTTTCTGTATTGATTGCGTACAAAATCATCTCTATTTGAATAAAATTGGTGTATACTGATACATATGTCAGACATGATTAAAGATAAAAATATTTGGGTTCCTGAACGGGCGTTTGGTGTCTGTGTATATTTTACAGATAAGCACGAAGCTTTATCTGATGGTGATGGTGTCTTGTGTGCAGAAGGTCATGTTTATGATCTAAAAGTAGAAAGCAGAGTCCTGCAGGCTGGTAAGTATTGGACTGGTGAAGATACTGGTTATGTTAAATGGGTTCCAGGTGGAAGAAAAGTTTCTGCTTCGGAACGAGAAGATCAAACAGCACGGCTTGCTGATGGCTTGATTGCTGATCCATTTGAAGACATGTATGACAATCATTTCGGGAGCGGTATCTAACATGGAAAATAAAATGGAAGTAATGGAAGATGATTATAACGATAATGAAATAGATGATATTTCATATATGGGGTTTTCTACAAAGGCAGAAGAGACAGACCCTTTTTCTTTTGTAAAAATATCTTCGCTGTCTCCTAAAATGAAAAGAAAAGCTGCAAAGCTTGAAAAGAAGCATGAAGGTGCAGACGGTACTGAATCTAAGTATATTGACCCAGAAAGAGTTAGTGGGTATTCACTTTATGATATCGTCAGCCCCCCGTATGACCTAGATACTCTTGCTGGACTCTATGACCAAAGCGCAATTCATTATGCTGCTATCAATGCAAGAGTTATGAACACTGTTGGTTTGGGTTATGAATTTACAGAAACGCTTAAGGCAAGAAGAAGAATTGAGAAAGCACAAGGGAACGAAGAAAAGATTGCACGGCTTAGACAGTCGCAACAAGATTTGAAAGAAAGTATTGATGAAATTTTTGAAAATTTAAATGTTGAAGAAACATTGATTGAAACACTAGTTCGTGTTTGGCAAGATGTCCTTACTGTAGGAAATGGTTATTTGGAAGTTGGTAGAAATAATTCTGGTCAAATTGGGTATATTGGTCATGTACCAGCAACGCTTGTTCGGGTAAGAAGAAAGCGTGATGGATATGTCCAAATTGCGAAAAGTAATAAAATCCAAGCCGTATTCTTTAGACAGTTTCAAGATAAAGAAACACTTGACCCAATCAATAATGACCCAAAGCCAAACGAGTTAATTCATTTTAAAATTTATTCACCGAACAACTCTTATTATGGAGTGCCAGCCGCAGTTTCGGCAGCTACGGCTATTATCGGGGATAAGTTCGCAAAAGAATATAATATTGATTATTTTGAAAACAAAGCTATTCCACGATATGCAATCATTTTAAAGGGTGCAAAACTTAGTAACAAGTCTAAGCAAGAGCTTGTAAATTATTTTAGAACAGAAGTTAAAGGTCGCAATCATGGGACTCTAGTTATTCCTATCCCAGCAAGTATTGGTTCTGATGCCGATATTAAGTTTGAAAAGCTTGAAGCTGGTGTGCAGGACTCTTCGTTTGATAAATATCGTAAATCTAACAGAGATGAAATTTTGGTTGCGAACAGAGTACCTGCTCCAAAAGTTGGTGTATATGATAATGCAAACCTTGCAGTATCTAGGGATGCTGATAAAAGCTTCAAGATGCAAGTTATTGGACCAGACCAAGCGGTCATTGAAAAGAAGTTGAACAGACTTATGCTTGAGTTTACTGACTTGGTTCAATTGAGATTAAAGAAAATTGACCTCATTGATGAGGACATCCAATCAAGAATTAATGATAGGTATTTGCGAACAGAGGTTATTACGCCGAATGAAGTGAGAAATCAAATTGGTCTTCCTGAAAGATTTGATGGTGACTTCGTTTTGCCTTTCCCAACAAATATCAAAAAAGAACAAAATGATGCGGCTGCAAATGATGTTGGTGCCCCAATAGGGAATTCTAATAATGCTGCTTCAGACCCGCCAAAGTCACCTACTGGTGATGGGGCAACAAGTGATCCACGAGCAGACGGTGCACAAGCCGAGCGTGGTCAAAATCAGGATTCTGGAGTGAACAACGATTCAACCAGTAAGTTTAATCAAGGAGATTGGAATGAGTGAAAATACTTTGGTGTATTCAAATAAAAATTTAGTAACAGCTGACGGAGCTGTAAATATTGGTCAACACACAAGTGAGATCTATGTCTACAACAAGGGCGCTAGTGATGTTGATATTAAACTCAATGGGCTATATACAGTCTTGCTTCCAGCGGAGTCTACAGAGTATGTAGAAATTGGTGGTGACTACACAAGTATTGAAGTAGTCACTGCGGGCTCTGCAGTAGCAGTATTTGCACTGGGCTGATTTGCAATATTGTTAAAAACAATATATGCTATATAGTTACGAGGTGTGTTAATGACAGATTTTAATTTTGCCTTCCCTATTGATATGATTAAAAGGGAGCAGCGTATTGTTGTAGGTATTGCTACAGCAGATAATGTTGATAAATCTGGTGACATTGTTGACTTTGAAGCCTCTAGAGAAGCTTTTGCAAATTGGGGTGGAAACATCAGAGAAATGCATTCCCCTATTGCAGTTGGCAAAGCAGTAAGTTATGAGCCAATTATTATTCAAGGTGAAGACGGTGCTGTTTATAATGGTTTTAAAGTAGAAGCTTATATTTCTAAAGGCGCTGAAGACACTTGGCAAAAGGTGTTGGATGGCACACTTCGTTCTTTCTCTATTGGAGG